AATAAACAATATATTTACGCTGGACTTTCAACCGTTGATTGTTCAATATCAAGCTTTATTAATAAGAAAATTTTAAAAACTTAATAACTTAACTTGATATATTCCAATCTCCAATATCAGACCCCCATTCATTCATAGGTATTGCTGCAACCTGAGCTTCCATGTCATCAAAAGATGGTAATGGCATATAACCTAATGCTGTGCTGTATTTTTGACACTTCATGATGTTATTTCTCAGGCTATTGTAATATTCTCTCCCCCAATAGGTAGCCTCCCTTAAAACTGTTAAAACATTATCCTTAGTAGCTCTTACTGGATCATCACATTTGTGAATCCAGGATAATGGTGATAGCATTGAAGTCTTGTCAAGCGGAGGCTTAACTTGCTTCGAATCTTCTTCCTTTCTAAATGATCTTTTAAGAAAGGTAACTTCACTTGGTAACGAGTAGTGAAAATCTCGGGTCTTTTGTGCTGATGTAATTGACATGCCTATCTGATCATAATATTTTTGCGATTGAATTACCATCAAACTCCTCAAATTCAGAAGAATTTGATAGTAATAAATCATCTCCATAGATAGCACGTCCCACATTTTTACGAAATATATAAAGTGATTTATACTGTTGTTTGTTGTTATCATTACACCATAATCTATACACGTAATAGATTAAAATTTCATTAATTATGCAGTTAGCATCTGCTGTAATGGCACACCCTGATGGCATACCTCCTGTCTTTAGAAATAAATGATTTTGTATCATTAAAGGTGTATAAGTTAAAAGTGAAGCAACAACAAATCTTAATTTCTTATTCTCTTCAGAGTCATCATACCATTCATTAACAATTTTCGCATACTCCCAAAATAGTTGAGGGTGGACTGAAGTATCCCAATTGGTATAGTCAAAATCTTGCCATTTTGTAGCTGATTTTTCCAACAACCTATAGTATAATTCGGTCCATCCTTTTCCTGGATCTATACCAACACAAGGTCCAATTTCTCCTGCATGTTTCCTAGTCATAGCTGTAAAAGCACCAAAATACTTTCGTACTATCAAGTTGAGAGTCATGTCCAAACATATAAATCCTCTTGTTCTGCCTTCCTCAACTTTTGGTAATTTCAGTAACTCATCCTTGAGACAGTAATAAGCTAAAAACGGTGGTCTTTCTCCTTTCAACATCTTCAATTCTGCTTCCAGG